TTAAAACTGCCCACCGAAGCGGTTAGTCTTATGAGTTATTAATTTCTTATCGAATAGTCCTGCAGGTGTTCTTCGACCCTTAGGTTTAATAGCGATTGTAACTGCACTGGCTAGAGCATCCTTCACATCATCGTGAGGAGGCTTGACTAGAATGAGTTCTTCTTCCAAGACAGGAGTGTATCCTCCTTGGAAATGCCAAACACTTCTATTCTCATACCTGTGTTCTAGTGCTGCTGCAATACGTTCTTCTTTAGATCCCTCGCTTCGTGATGGGCGATAGTCTTCTATCTTTAAGTACAGTCCTTCCTTACGAACATAGTCCTTAATATCATTTACGATTACCTGCTGTGCTACTGATACTTCTGCTCTTAGCTTCTTGAACTCCCATTTAGAATGTAGTTCAGCTATCTTCTTAAAGTACTCTATAGTCCTGTCAGTCTTGAACCTAGCAATATCTAATACATAGATGTCGCCTTCAGTGTCAATACCTATCACAACGATAGAGGTGAAGTCAGCACGCTTGTTTAAACTGAATGCAAAGTCGACCGATGCATACAGGTTAAGTTTCTTATCTTTGAACTTCCAGTTGTTACCATCATACAAGAGGTACTTGTAATCATAGTACTGGAAACAATCTCTTGTTATCCTCTCACTGCCTGCAGCGTTGGGGTTGTTGTAGTACTGTGCATGGTACTGAGTGATGTCATCATACTCAGCCCTAATCCTTGCTAGCACGTTTCTATCAAAGCCAAATGCTTTACCGTCTGGTCTTATAACTCTAGGCCAGAGGAACACGTCGTTGATTTCTACAACCCTTTCCATTACATCCCAAGTAGCTGCGGTATGTAGGAAGTTACCATCTACATCATACACTTCTGTACGCTGTGCCTTCCATGTATCATACACATCAGAAGGATGGTACCTTGTACCACAAGCCAGCGTAAACCCTCCGGGATTCCGTATCGAGGTGAACTGGCTTGCCTTCTTACTTACACTCCTTCTACCATCATCGGTGTATGCATTCTCTGGTACCACAATATCATCTGGTACAATAATGTCTGCATGCCACCCGGTGGTGTTAGTTGTTAGACCAGCAGTAGCTACAGTAGCATCTCGAACAGCTTCATTCTTTCTAGCTATGTGGTCAATAATAATCTTACGTTCTGTCCACTTCACTCTCTTCCCTTCCATAGGGTGAATGTATTCAGGGAAGTATCTTCTGAATGACTCACTAAGGAGGATAGTCTTGATAGCGTACAACTGAGACTCTGCAAGCTCGGCTGTGGCCGATAGGTACAGAATGGATACCTCAGGGTGCCTAGCTATAAACCAAGCCGTGGCGGTCGCTACAATGTGACTCTTGAGATGTGCACGAGGGAACATGAGGAGCTTGTTCAGACTAGACTCTTCTTGATATAACTGATAGTCTTGAATCCAATCGTAAGCTTCCTTGTGTGCATCCCCGTACATGTATGTAGGATTGACCAGCTTGGCAAAGGTATACAGGTTATCTAAAGCTGCATACCTCACCTGCTTAGCCGTATCCGGCATACGTCTCAATTGAAGAAGGGACTTAGTATAGAAGTCTTGTATCACTACATCATCTGCAACTGCTCCGTCGAGACTCCGTATAGTCTTCTTAAGTTCCTTATCCCAATCCATTAGACACTCCTAAGTCTCTGAAGGTCAGTCTCATATATGTCAGTGATCTGCTTCTGAGTATTCTTCTCAGCTTCTCTCTCTGACTTATTAGGACGCTTACTCTTACCTTCATCCCAACCCTTGTCTGATAACCAACGAGCTGCCATAGGGCTAGTGGTGGCTTTGTTAGCCATCTCTTTAAACCCTATAGACCTAAGCTTAAGCTCAAGCTCCTTACGCCATCTCCCGATAAGAGCTGAGTAAAGTTTGTTCTCACAGATGCGCTCCCACTGATCCCAGCCTGCTAAGTATTTATTAGCGAACTCATACTCAATGGGGTCTTCCATCTCTAAATACAATCTCTTTAGTGAAGGGAACGACTTGCCCTTGTAATCGAAGTCGTCATTCTTCAGAGTATATATTGCTGTGTCAACATCATAAGCCTGCTCGATGAAGAGGCTCTGTGTTAGATACCTCCCCATACTGTCTTTAAACTTAGACTGTTCCATTACTTATCTCCTTCTAACTCTTTAACTCTAGCCTCTAGCTCCTTAACCGCATTGATCAAAGGCATGATGAAAGCTTCTAGTCGTAGAGTCTGGTATCCGTCTTCACCTACTTCGTGACCTCGGAATGCTTTACCATCTAACGCTGCTTCAACTTCCTGAGCGATAAGACCTGACATCTTTATCTCAGTATCACCGAAGCCTTCTTTCCAGTTATACTCTACTGGACGAAGCTTAGTGATGAAGTCAAGACCAAACTCAGAGTCTTCTATGTTAGTCTTCTTACGTACATCAGAGGAACGAGTCCACAATGCATCTACGTTAAACTCGTTACGTACAGTGTTACCACCTCCTCCGTTACCGAAAGAGAACTGGTAGTTCTGTACACCTGTAACTCCCCAACCTAATGAGATCTGGTTAGTAGCTGCACCTGTACTCACTTCACAGTTGAAGCCTAGCATTGTATTCTGAGAGCCTGTTGTAATAACATCTCCAGAAGAAGCACCTACTACCGTGTTGTCACCTCCAGTACAGTTGACTAAGGATGCTGTACCGATAGCCATATTGTTAGCCCCAGAGATGTTACTTCTCAAGGACGTGGAACCAATAGCTACGTTGTTAGTACCAGTAGTTATGTCTTCACCTGCAGCATTACCGATGAGAGTATTGCTATTAGCATCACACTCTCTACCTGCATTCTTACCGATGAATACACAATCATCTCCTACGCTAGATCTTTGACCTGCGTTAGTTCCAATCATTACATTATCTACACCAGTGGATAACTCTCCACCAGCATTGTAACCTATGGCTGTATTAGCTTGTCCTGTACATACGCCTAGTGCTAAGGCACCGATAGCTGTACAGTTGTTACCACTCAGTCCGCCTAAGGCCATTGAGCCTATAGCTGTAGTTCCTGTAGCAGTTGTTAATGTATCACCTGCTTGATAACCGAATGCTGTGTTGTCCGCACCACTTGCAAGAGCTAGAGCGTCTACACCGATACGAGTATTCTGAGCGATAGCCGATGTGATTATATCATCTTCAAAGGTATGTAACCCAGTCCAAGTATAATCTAAATCTACATCTACGCCTCCTGCTCCGGGGTCTGTTAAGTCTCCTGTGAGGGTACACGAATTAGTACGACTCATATAAACTTTAACTACACCGTGCCTCTTACTTATATCAGCAGACTTACCATCTGTAGGATTTAAGAAGCTAAGGCCAGAGCCTATTGCGAATGTTACATCACCTAAGTTTTCTTTCTGTACGTAACAGAACCAACCCTCTGGTAACGTAGGTACAGTGACGATAGAGGCAACAGCATTACTCATAGCAATGAACTTACCTTGATCATCTATCGTAAGCGTTCTATCTCCTGCTTCACTAACTTTCCTATCACCACTGCTTATTCTATTACCTTCAAAGTCTAAGTACTTAAACTCTAGACCTGCAGCCGACATACTGATCTGGTCAGTAGCTCCAGTCCACGTAGGGTAGAGAACAGTTGTTCCCGTACCATCAACGAACTGATAAGTATCTTCCATGACCAAGTATTCTGGTTGTCCTGTTAACGATACGATACGTTCCATCTCATTAGGAACAGAAGCACTTGTCGCATATAAGATGACAGAGTTGCCCTGCATATAGGTTAGACCTTGTGCGTTACCAACTATGAATCTCTTAATACCTTTACCAGATATAAGGGAGTTAGTGACGCTGACAGATCTACCTTGAGAGATACCGTTAGCTAAATCATAATTACCTGTAAGACCAACATCTGTTAGTCCTGCTTTAATAGCAACGTTAGGATAGTTCTCTACATAACCTTGATCGAAAGATACAGCCCATGTGGAACCTGATAGATGTTGTACTAGGTTGTCTGTCCAGCTTTCCATAGAAGACTGGTTGAAGTTACAATAACCTGCACCACCTGAACCTGTGACACCTAAGTCAAAGTGAACGAATCTACATAGGTTGAAGTTAACGTTATTGATGATAGAGAAGTTCAAACATGTATTAGCATGGACGAAGGTACATCTATCGAACTGATGATAGAACCCACCCACTGAATCTATGAGAGTAGTGAAGCCACGTACAGTAGAACCAACTAAACGTAGGTTACCTGTATTCGCAATACCTATACCAGCATTAGGAGCGACTGTAGTGTTAACATTACCCTGAAGCACCATGTTGTGCCATTGAGTCTCTGCACTACTGATAGCCAGAGAAGAACCTGTGTAACGTAATAAACTCATGCCTTCTGTTGGAGATCTAGTAGCTGAGTAGTCTACATCACCTATCCATGTCTGTCCACCGGGAATAGTAATGGTAGAAGCGAACTGATAGTCTACAGCAGGCTTAGGGAAATATAACTTACCTAAGGTAGCAACATAGTCTGCTGCTGCTTGTATAGCTGTTGAATCGTTTGTAACACCATCACCTGTAGCACCAAATTGTAATACTGTCTTTATAGAGGAGAAGTTCTGCTGTGCTTGGAACCCACCTGCTATATTTATATAAGAACCACCATCTACTGTACCTGTACCACCAGCTACAACTTTAAAAAATAAATATCCAGCATTACTTCCTGTGTAGTAGTCTTCTACTGTAACCCAGTCACCTAACTCTAGTTCAGTAGACGTAACCATGGCTGTAACTGTAGGGAAGACTATACCACCTTCACCACCGCCACCGGGAGTGACAACAACAACACCATCTAGGAATTGTCTTAGAGGAACAGGCTCACCTGCTGTAACAGCATCAGGTAGGTTAAACAATCTCTTACCATTAGCTTCTTGGTCTGTTATCCAAGCATTAGGCTCTCCATCAGGAGTGTCTCTAAACATCACCTCGTTATTCAATTGATCTTCTATTAATGTGAAGTTCTCGTTAATCTGTGTTAGGTTATACCCACTTCCTACATCTGGTAATACTATCTTCGCCATTATTTCTTTCCTTTCTTTTTATTAGCTATAGCTTTCTTTTCTCTATCAAGAGCAGCTTGCTTAGGGTTAGTGAGGGGACTAGCGTGTCTTTTCTTCTTAGGAGCAGCCTTCTTCTTAGCTGGCTTCTTCTTACTCTTAGCAATAGACTTAATACCTCTATTCTTCAGTGCTTGCTCTAGAGATATACCCTTCTTCTTTCTCTTAGCAGTAGCGGCTTTAGACGCCTTAGCATCACGTTTTTCTTTAGCTGTTTGAGCCATTTTAGTATCCTCTTTGGTGTAAAATTATTATATAAAATTATATGTAAACTTGGAAATTGTAAATAGTTGTGGAGAATTATATTGGGTGTTATGCACTATAGTACACATATGTAAATCCCCCTGCCTACCCCTCGACAAATGCCAGCTGCACAAGTAGTAGTTGCCTGAGTAGTGCCAGTTGTATGAGTAGTGGTATTGCCTTACTATGCCTTATTCCAACTATAAACCCTTGTATATCAATGGCTTATGTCTTGTCTGACGCTCTTTGAGCATTCACCTATTGACATACGTTAATAGATATGTTAGTCATGATCAGACTGTCTATAAAATAAGGTTTATAAATTCATTTGATATTAGGGTTGCAATTTAGATTTAGATGTGTTTTAATGATTGCAAGCTAACAAACAGACATTGATAAAGTCGTTAAAACACTAGCAGTTAGCTTACTGAGTAGTTATAGTCCAGATGGACAAGACGCTCAAAATGATTTAAGATTTAGATTGACAATGTTTTAGAAGTACTGTAACATGATTGACCTGATAGCAACTCCTTGCGAGATTGCATCAAAGTTCTTTAACAATCTAGTAAGCCACAAGTACATTCAATTGTAATGTTGAATAGGGTAGAATTCGTATAGGTGTCATTAACCGAGGTCTAATAGTATTACTAGGTAATCTATTACACTTATATAGCGGTAGTAAACTGCTATGA